GGCTGAAAAACTGGCTAAACATTTTGGCCCTCCCTTGACCGACATCCAGATTCTTTGTCCCGAGCAATTCGCCGACAAAGGCACTGTAGCGCCGGCCCAGTAACCAGAAAACCACAGGAAATAGGGGGTTATTGTGGAATTGAAACAAGCCTATCAGCGCATGATCAAGTCATTCCCGGGCGGTTGGGACGCAATGGCCGGCGCTCTCGGCATGAGCCGCATGTGCCTTGAGAACCGCATCTACGAACGCAAGGGCCAGTCGCTGCTGGTCGAAACCGCGATCCAGATGCAGCACACCTCCGGTACGACGTTCTTTGCCGATGCAATCGCCCAACTGTCCGGCGGCGTTTTCATGAAGCTGCCCGAACACAGCAACATCGACCGAGACGAATTACTTGCCAAGTTCAACGAGCTTTATTCCGAACTTGGTGAACTTTCGACCAAGTTCAAGGAGTCGGTCGCTGACGGCGAGATCGACAACAGGGAGCGCGCCGACCTGACCGATGTCAGCCAGCACATTCACCGCACCGTCGAAGAACTAATGGCCCTGACATTCCGGATTTATTGCCGGGAACCGAAGGGGCAAAAATGACCGACCTCTATCACCCATCACTGCCCTATGCGCAGGACCGCCAGCGCGAACGAACTGCGCGCGACACACTGCCAGGTATCACCAAAATCCCGGCACGCGATCTGTGCTGCTGCTGCGGAAAGATACGGACGGCCGCCAGCGGCAAGTACAGCAAGTCAGGCCGCTTCACCTGCGTGATGTGCCATAGCCCACGGAGGGTTTCGTGACCATGCAACTCAATCTCGATATTCACGGCGAGTTGATCATCGACAACTTTGCTGGTGGAGGTGGTGCATCTACGGGCATCGAGCTTGCGCTCGGTCGCCGCGTCGACATTGCCATCAATCACGATCCGGAAGCCGTCGCAATGCACACGGCCAACCACCCGGAGACGAAGCACTACTGCGAGAGCGTGTGGGAAATCGATCCCCGCGAAGTCACGCAGGGCCGCCCGGTCGGTCTGGTCTGGCTGTCGCCGGACTGCAAGCACTTCAGCAAGGCCAAGGGCGGCAAGCCAGTCGAGAAGAAGATTCGCGGCCTCGCCTGGGTGGCGCTGCGCTGGGCCGCTGTGGCTCGGCCCCGTGTCATCATGCTCGAGAACGTCGAAGAGTTCCGCACCTGGGGGCCGCTGGTGGTCGACGCCGAAGGCAAAGCCCGACCCTGCCCAAAAAACAAGGGGCGTGAGTTCAATGCCTTCTGCAACGCACTTCGCCGACAGGGCTATCAGGTCGAGCACCGCGAGCTGCGCGCTTGCGATTACGGCACGCCGACGATCCGCAAGCGCCTATTCCTGATCGCCCGGCGCGATGGACAGCCGATTGTCTGGCCGGAGCCGACGCACTACGACCCGACGGATAAGCGATTCAAGGGGCGCAATGGCCGCATTCTTAATTCAGACGGGGCGGTAATGCATCCGTGGCGCACCGCTGCTGAGTGCATCGACTTCTCACTGCCATGTCCGTCGATCTTTGAGCGTTCCCGACCGCTGGCCGACGCCACGCTGCGCCGGATCGCCAAAGGGATCATGCGCTACGTGGTGAATGCGGCCGAGCCGTTCATCGTTGGCGCAGGGGGGCCAACGTTTTCAGGAAAGCCAGTACCGACCAACAAGCCATTCGGCACGCTTACTGTTGAAAACCATCGCGCCATTGTTGTTCCCGTCCTGACCGAACACGCCAACGCCTCGACCCCGCGCTGCATGCCGGTGGATGAACCGTTGCGCACCATCTGCGCGCAGACGAAGGGCGGACACCATGCGCTGATTGCGCCGACGCTAGTCCAGACCGGATACGGCGAACGCGATGGCCAGGCACCACGGGCGCTCGATATGGCAAAGCCGCTTGGAACGTTGGTCGGAAGCCAGAAGCACGCGCTGGTTTCAGCCTTCATGGCGAAGCACTACGGCGGCGTTGTCGGCCACAGCCTGCATGGCGAACCGCTGCATACGGTCACCAGTTCGGATCACAACAGCCTGGTAACTGCTCACCTGACGAAGTTTCGCTCAGGATCCGTTGGCAGCGATCTGGCTGAGCCGATCCACACGATTACTGCCGGCGGAAATCCCGTCAGGGATAGCACAGGGAACGTCCACGGCATCGTCACCAGCAACATGGTCAAGCTGCGCGGCACCAGCCAGGACGGACAACCGACTGACGAACAGCTGCATACCATCAGCGCCCAGGGCACCCACTTCGCAGAGGTTCGCGCCTTCCTGATCAAGTACTACGGCACCGACCAAGACCCGAACATGCAGGAACCCCTGCATACGGTTACCACCAAGGACCGCTACGGCCTCGTAACCGTCGCCGGAGAGGAATACGCCATCGCAGACATAGGACTGCGCATGCTGGCCCCGAAGGAGCTTTTCAGGGCGCAAGGCTTCCCCGAGTCCTACATCACGGAGTGGGGCATCAGTCCCGAGGGCAAGCGCATCACTCTGACCAAATCGGCGCAGGTCCGAATGTGCGGCAACAGCGTCTGTCCACCTCTTGCCGCTGCGCTGGTAAAGGCAAACCTGTCCGATATGGCAATCACGCGGAGGGCAGCGTGAACTATTACGAACGACACCTCGGCGACTATGCCAAGGACACCGCCCACCTATCAATGCTTGAGCACGGTGCTTACAACCTGCTGCTCGACAGGTACTACAGCACCGAGGCCGGGATTCCGGCTTCGCAGGCTCACCGCCTCGCCCGCGCCCGCACCAAGGAAGAGAAGCAGGCCGTCGACGACATTCTCGGCGAGTTTTTCACGTTGAATGGCGATGTCTGGATCAACAAGCGTGCCGATGCAGAAATCATCAAGGCGCAAGTCAAGATCATCGCCGCCAAGGAAAACGGGAAGAAAGGCGGCCGTCCGAAAAAGACGGTTACAGGTTCTGAAAACGAAACCCAACAAAAACCAACCGGGTTATTTGTCGGTTCTGAAAACGAAACCCAACAGAAAGCTCACCAAGCACCAAGCACCAGACACCAGACACCAGATATAAAACCTATAGCGAGCAGCAGCGATTTAACCACTGGTAGCTCCGGCGAAGAACTGAGCGCCGCCGTTCGCTTCGCTGTGGCGATCAGGGGATGGGAAAAGGCTCGGGGGAAGATGGCAGCCATTCAAGCCCAAGACCCAAGGCTGCAAGCGTGGGCAGATGCAGGCGTTACCTACGACCAGCTTGCCCTTGCCTACGAATGGGCTGTCGATGATCGAATCACCAAGGGCGACACCGCCGCGATCAACGCCGGGTTCCTCGACGTGTTCGTGGCCAAGGTCATGAAGCAGGTAACCTGCCCCAGCGCGGTCGGCAAGCTGCCACCGCCGAAGGCTTGGTTTATGACCTCGCCAGGCATCGAGGCCAAAGCCGCCGAGCTTGGGATTGCGCAACTATCCGGAGAACAGTTTTACCAGTTCAAAGACCGGGTTTTTGCCAGCGCAGGCGTCACCGAAGAACAGGTCAGGAAGGCCCGAATAGATGCAGGGGAGCGCGTCTGATATGTCGCTCCCAACCATCCCAGACACCGACGACCGACGCACGTGCGCCACATGCACCCAGATCGGCAGCTACGGCCCGTGCATGGCCGCACGCCGGGGCGAAATCGTCGCCGGACGGAACTACGAGCCAGACCGGAAGCTTCTGCGCCGCTGCGAAGGCTACAGGCCGGACAGGTCCGACCCCGATCAACGCTCAGGACTGCAACGCTGGCCTGGCTTGAAGTTCCTCAACATCAAGGAGAAAAAAACAAAATGACAACCATCGCATTCGTCGTGCCAGGCACGCCAGTCGGCAAGGGGAGACCGAAATTTGCCCGCCGTGGAAACTTCGTCAGCGCCTACACGCCGGAGAAAACGGCCAGCTACGAGAACCTTGTCAAGGTCAAAGCCGAGGAAGCTATGCAGGGCAAGCCGCTTTTCGAGGGCGCTGTCTCTGTCGAGATTGCCCTGTTCGTCACACCGCCGGCCAGTTGGAGCCAGAAGAAGCAGCGCGAGGCCTTGGCCGGTACCGTGTTCCCGGTCAGCAAGCCCGACGTCGACAACGTGCTCAAGGGGATCATGGACGCCTGCAACGAGATCGTTTTCAAGGACGACAAGCAGGCGGTCGACGTGAAGGTCATCAAGCGCTATTCCGACACCGCTCGGGCTTTCGTGAAGGTGGTCGCACTGTGACGATCCTGCCAGCCCACAAATACCGTGACCCGCTGCAGGTCATGATCGACAAGGAAAACGCAGTCGAACACCGCCTGAAAGGCTGCAAAGGGTGCGCGAGATTGACCTTTGACGCATCGGGAGAGCGGATTTTCGCCACGTGCAGCATGGGCCGTAAGGTTGGCCGCAAGGGGAAATGTACGATTTACAAGGAGAGCGAGTAATGCAGGGAGAGAGCCTTTTCACAAGCGCACACAGCGCACTGGTGTTTGCCTTCAACTTCTCGGGTCAGTCCTACGATCGTCCGGTGATGAACCGACTGGCAGACGAGCCGCGCCTCGCCGGCAAAGGCTTGTCCGGTCTCGATGGTGCCGGTCAGGCCGGCATGATCCGCGCCGAGGTCAAAGCCATGGGCAAGCTGGCCGAAGCGATCCTGATCGCGCGCATTGCTCCGCGCTCTACGCCATGCCAGTGCCGTTCCTCCTGCTGCTCCGGACAGAAGCCGAACAAGGAATGGACGGACGCCATTGCCACGCTGTCGGACCACGTTCGCACTACGGCCCTCGCCGGATGCATTGCCAACGGCCTGATGCGCCGCGAGTACGTCGTCCGCTACTTCTCGAAGAAGGAAGAGCGGGTCAGCCTTGAGGCTCTGGCCGAGAAGCACGACATTGCCCGCAACACGGTCAGCGCGCACGACGGCAAGGTCATGGCCTACTTCGCAGGGATTCAGGCGAAGAAGGACAAGCCGAGCGTCCCGGGGATGGAGCACATCGCTTTCGAGGCCATCGAGGAACGTTTGAGGGACATTGGCATGGTTGGGGCTTGACCGGGCAAACAATGCCCAGTATAGTCCGATTTCAGATAAGTACCCGCATTCCCCCCAAGACCCGCCCCGCGAAAGCCGGCGGGTTTTTTGTTGCCTTTTTTCAGGCCGTAAGACCGCAAGACAAAAGCCTGTACTACCCAGCCCATTGGGCATTTACAGGAGAAACACCATGAGCCAAGCAGTAGTGGCGAAGATGAATTGCAACGCCGTCGAAACGACGCGTTATTCCGAAACCTACCAATGTCACAAAGTTCGCCTTGGCGCGATCTATGGCAAGGGTGGAGAAAACGAAGCCTTTACGAAGGCAACCCCATCCGGCGAGTGCTGGATGCAAATCGACGCCAACGCCCCGGCTGCTGAGTTTTTCAAGCCGGGCAAGCGCTATTACGTGACATTCACGGAAGCCCCGGATTAACAGGGTTTCCGCTTACCGCTGTCTCCACCTCTCTCTCCTTGAAGGTGATTTGCCCGCGCAGGTTTCAGCCTGTTGCGGGCTTTTTTATTCCCCGCGCCCTGCGTTTTTACCGGCTATTAAAACCATGTCCAAGCTATCGATTGAGCACAGGCCCATCGAGGCGCTGATTCCGTACGCCCGGAACAGCCGCACCCACTCGGACAGCCAGGTGGCCCAGATTGCCGCCAGCCTCGACGAGTTCGGCATGGTGGGCGCCATAGTGGTGCGCGACGGTGTCATCGCCAAGGGCCACGGCACACTGGCCGCCGTCCGCAAGCTCTACGCCGCCGGCAAGCGCCTGTATCCACCGCCCGGCCGTGCTCAGTGCGCAGAGCCGTTCCCCGATGGCACGGTGCCCGTGCTGGACGCCTCCGGCTGGACTGACGCGCAGTTCCGCGCCTTCGTGATCGCCGACAACAAGCTGGCGGAGCTGGCCGGCTGGGACTCCGAGTTGCTGGCCCTTGAGCTTGGAGAATTGCAAGCAGACGGCTTCGACCTGTCGCTGACTGGCTTCGACGAGTTGGAGCTTGGCGACATGTTCCCGACCGAGCCGAAAGCCGGCTTGACTGAGGACGACGAAACGCCCGAGCCACCGGCCGACCCCGTGTCACAGGCTGGCGACATCTGGCGCCTTGGCAATCACCGAGTCATGTGCGGCGACAGCGTCAGCATCGACGACGTGGCCCGCCTGATGGACGGCTACAAGGCCGACTTGATCGTCACCGACCCGCCGTACAACGTCGCCTACCAGGGCGGCACGTCGGACAAGCTGACGATCCAGAACGACTCCATGTCGGGCGAGGCTTTCTACCGCTTCCTGCTCGACGCCTACACGGCCATGTTCTCGGTCGCCAAAGACGGCGCCGGGCTGTACGTGTTTCACGCCGACAGCGAGGGCATGAACTTTCGCAAGGCCATGACCGACGCCGGATTCAAGCTGGCGCAGTGCTGCATCTGGGTCAAGCAGTCGCTTGTCATGGGTCGGCAGGATTACCACTGGCAACACGAGCCGGTGCTGTACGGCTGGAAGCCAACCGGACCGCACCGTTGGTACAGCGACCGCAAGCAGACGACCGTCTGGAACTTCGACCGGCCGAGCCGGAACGATGTGCACCCGACCATGAAACCCGTGGCGCTGATCGAGTACCCGATCACGAACAGCAGCCGGGGCGGTGATGTGGTGCTCGACCTGTTCGGCGGCTCTGGCTCGACGTTGATCGCCTGCGAGAAAACCGGCAGGCATTCACGCCTGATGGAGTTGGACCCGCGCTACTGCGACGTGATCGTGAAGCGCTGGCAGGACTTCACCGGGCAGCAGGCGCACCTCGGCGAATCGGACATGACCTTTGCCGACATCGAGGCCGCCCGGAAAGGCAACGATCATGGCAAGGCCGACATTCCAACCGACTGACGAGCAGCGCAAGCTGGTCGAGCAGTTCGCCGCCTTCGGCATTCCCGTCGAGGAAATGACCGCCCTGATCCTCGACAAGGCAGGCAAGCCCATCGCAGAGAAAACCCTGCGCAAGCATTTCCAAGCAGAACTGGACACCGGCCGGGTGAAAGCCAACGCCAAGATCGCCATGACGCTTTATTCGAAAGCGCTCAGTGGTGACACGACGGCGATGATCTTCTGGCTGAAAACCAGGGCGCGCTGGAAGGAATCACCGCAGGCGGTCGAGTTGTCAGGCCGTGACGGCGGGCCGATTGAGACCTCCGGGCCGGTTACGCCAGAAGAGGCCGCAGCCATTGCCCGGAGACTCGACGAAGAGGTGTAGCCGTGCGCCGTAACTTCTCGCCCAAAGAAATGGCCGAGGCGAGGAAAAAAGCCAGAACTGATTTCTACTTCTTCGCCCGCTGGATGTTCCTGCAGCGCAAAGGGTTTCAGTGGCTGCGCGCACCTCACCATCAGGAGATTTGCAGCGCACTTGACCGGGTTTTCATCGGTCGCACCAAGCGCCTGATCATCAACATCCCACCGCGCTACTCCAAGACCGAGTTGGCGGTCGTGAATTGGATGGCTTGGTGCCTCGGCATGGTTCCTGACGCTGAGTTCATCCACACCAGCTACTCGGGCCGGCTGGCTGGAAACAACTCGTGGCAGTGCCGCGAGGTCGTTTCGTCCCCCGAGTTCCGGAGCATCTTCCCCGGAACCACGCTGCGGGACGACAGCAAGGCGAAGGACGAATGGAGAACAACTGCCGGCGGCATCGTCTATGCAACCGGCGCGGGCGGCACCATCACCGGATACGGTGCAGGTAAGCACCGAGAAGGATTCGGCGGCGCCATCATCATCGACGACCCGCACAAGGCTGACGAAGCGCGCAGCGACGTGATCCGGCAAGGCGTCATCGAGTGGTTCCAGAACACGCTCGAAAGCCGGAAGAACAGCCCGGACACCCCGATCATCCTGATCATGCAGCGCCTGCATGAGAACGATCTGGCCGGCTGGCTGCTCAATGGTGGCAACGGCGAGGAATGGGAGCTTGTTTGCCTTCCTGCGTTGCGAGAGGACGGAACGGCCTTGTGGCCGGAGAAGCACAGCGTTGAGGTGCTGCGCCGAATGCAGTCTGCCGCGCCCTACACGTTCGCTGGGCAGTACCAGCAGCGACCGGCACCGCCCGAGGGCAACATCTTCAAGCCAGACAAGATCGAGATCGTCGACGCCATTCCGGCAGACACGCGATTTGTCAGGGCATGGGACTTTGCCGCCAGCATCGAGGAACCCGGCAAAGACCCTGACTGGACGGTCGGCTACAAGCTTGGCGTTACACCGTCGGGCCGCTGGATCATTGCCGACATCGTCAGGTTGCGCGGTGGGCCGGAAACGGTCGAGGCCGCGCTGCTCAACACGGCGAAGCGGGACGGTCCGGGCGTTCGCATTCGGATTCCCCAAGACCCCGGGCAAGCCGGCAAATCGCAGGCAGCCAACTTTACCAAACTGCTGGCCGGCTACACCGTTACAGCGAAGCCAGTATCAGGCGACAAGATCACCCGAGGCGAACCGTTCGCCGCCCAGGTCAATGTCGGCAACGTGATGATGCTGCGTGCCGAATGGAACGATGCCCTGGTCAGCGAAAAGCGCGTGTTTCCGAACGGTTCGCACGACGACCAAGTCGACGCCGGCTCGGACGCCTTCGACGAATTGAACATCCACAACTTCGGGATGCTGGATTACATGCAGCAGATGGCCCAGCAAGCCCAACAGGCGAAGACCAATGACCCAACCAACCAAAACCCCCATTGAGCCGGGCATCGTTGCGCGCGTGGCCGCAGGCCTGCGCCTGGCGATCACCGGCAAGGCGCCGGACTGGTTCGGGCCGATGGCCCCGCTGCCGGAGATGGTCCCGGCCGAGCAGAAGCCGTCCGTCATTGGTCGCCAGTTCGACTATCAGGTCGGCTACAACACCCAGACGCGCCCGCGCACTGGCGAGGCCGTCACGTTCGACCAGATGCGCGCCCTGGCCGACAACTACGACATCCTCCGGCTGGTCATCGAGACCCGCAAGGATCAGATGGAGAAGTTGAAGTGGCACATCAAGCCGAAGGACGACAAGGCCAAGCCGGACGCCCGTTGCGACGAACTGACCAAGTTCTTCCTGCAGCCCGACAAGGAGCACAACTGGTCGACGTGGTTGCGCATGCTGCTCGAGGACTTGTTCGTCATCGATGCCCCGACCGTCTATCCCCGCCACACCCTCGGCGGCGAACTGTACGCACTGGAGCCGGTCGACGGCGCCACGATCAAGCGCGTGCTGGATGACTTTGGCCGCACGCCGCTTGCCCCGGACCCTGCCTATCAGCAGATTCTCAAGGGCGTGCCGGCGATCAACTACACCCGCGACGAACTGCTCTACATGCCTCGCAACGTCCGGACCCACAAGGTCTATGGCTACAGCCCGGTCGAGCAGATCATCATCACGGTCAATATCGCGTTGCGCCGGCAGGCCAACCAACTGAGCTACTACACCGAGGGCAACGTCCCGAACCTGCTTTTCTCGGTGCCGAAAGAGTGGAACCCGGACCAGATCAGACTCTTTCAGGAGTGGTGGGACACCATCACGCAGGGCCAGAGCAAGCACTACGGCCGCTTCATCCCCGAAGGCGCGAAGCCGGTCGAGATCAAGCAGCCGCCGCTCAAGGACATGTACGACGAATGGCTGGCGCGCGTGGTCTGCTTCTGCTTCAGCATCGAGCCGACGCCGTTCGTCGCCCAGGTCAATCGGGCCACCGCCACAACCTCCCGGGAGCAATCGCTCTCCGAAGGCCTGGCTCCGAACAAGAACTGGGTCAAGTCGATGATCGACTCGGTCATCGTGCGTTACTTCGGCATCACTGACCTCGAATTCGCATGGGTCGATGACGAAATCACGACGCCGAAAGAAAAGGCCGAGATTGCCGCCATCTACGTGGCCGCCAAGGTCATGACGCCGGACGAGGTCCGCGCCGATCTGGGCAAGGAACCGCTGACGCAGGAGCAGCGCGACGCAGCCTGGCCGGCACCACCGCCGATGCTTGGCCTTGGCGAGGACGACCCGCCCGAAGACGACCCCGAGCCGCCCGGCAACGGGAAGAAGCCGGATGACAAGGCACCGCCCGACAAGGAGGCGATGACCAAGGCAAAAAAAGGCGTGCGGCCTATTGACCGGGACCGCCCGGCAGTAGGTCGCGCCACCAAGAAGATGGCGAAGGCCGTCGCCGGCTTTCTGAAGGCACAGGCGCCGAAGATCGCCGAGCAGCTTGCCGACCTGATGGGGCTGGAAAAGTCCGACCAGGGCGGCGGCACCCGCGAGAAAGCCCGTCACATCGTCGATTCTCTCGACTTTGACGACTGGGGCGATCTGGTCGAAACCGTCGAACCGTATCTGGCGTCGATTGCCGTTTCCGGCGGCAGCGAGGCGCTATCGCAGATCGGGATCGAGTCGGACGACATCGACGACCTGATGCGCAAGCGCGCCGAAGCATGGGCCAGCGACCGGGCAGCCGAAATGGTCGGCATGAAGTTGGTCGACGGCGAGTTGGTACCCAACCCGAACGCTCAGTGGCAAATCACCGATGGCACCCGTGAATGGTTGCGCGGCATCACTGAGCAGGCGCTTGACGATGGCTGGAGCACTCAGGACATGGCTAACGCCATCCTTGATGACTACGCCTTCAGCGAGAAGCGCGCCGAGGTCATCGCCAGAACCGAAATCGCCCGGGCCGACATTGCCGGATCAGTCGAAGGCTGGAAGTCCAGCGGACTGGTCAGCAAAAAGGAATGGCTCACTGCAGACGAGTGCTGCGACGAATGCCAAGACATGAACGGCAAGACAGCGCCGGTCGACGGCACTTTCGAAGGCGGGAAGGACTGCCCACTGCACCCGCAATGCCGGTGCGACGTACTGCCCGTAATCGACGACGAACAATCCTGAAAGGACTTTCCCATGAGCAAAACCCTGAAAAAAATCTTCGCCAGCATCGACCTCTCCAAGACCGAGGAACTTGACGACGGCACGATTAAGGTCTGGGGCTTCGCAAGCACCGAGACCAAAGACAGTGACGGCGAAACCATCACCGCCGACGCGATGAAGGCAGCGCTGCCCGACTACATGAAGTTCGGCGCCGTCCGCGAAATGCACCAACCGAAGGCCGCAGGCACCGCTATCGAGGCCGAGGTACTGGAAGACGGCAAGACGTGGTTCGGCGCTCACGTCGTCGATTCCGAGGCCGTCAAGAAGGTCAAGGCCGGCGTTTACAAAGGCTTCAGCATCGGCGGCAAGGTCACCGAGCGCGACGAACTGAACAAGGCCGTCATCAAGGGCCTGAAGCTGATCGAAGTCAGCCTGGTTGATCGCCCGGCCAACCCTGACGCGGTTTTCACCATGTACAAGGCCGAGACCGTCGAGGAAATCAGCGCCGTCGATGCGCTGGCCGATCTTCTGAACAAGGGCGACGTCACCCCGGAACGCCTGCTGGAACTGGCGAAGGGCGAAACAAAACCGGCCGAAAGCGGAACGGAAGGCGAGAAAACCGGAACGGAAGCCGCCCCTGCTGAAACGAAGACCGCTGCCGCGATTGGCGACGATCTCAAGAAGGGCATGTGGTCCGTGCAGGACTTCGCCTCTGTGATTTACACCCTCGGCTGGATTTGTCAGGACGCGCAGTGCGAGGCCGACTACGAGGGCGACAACAGCCCGATCCCGGCCCAGCTTCGCGCCTGGTTCGCCACCGGCATCCAGATTTTCAAGGACATGGCCGCCGAGGAAACCGCCGAACTGCTGGCCCAACTCAAGGCGCAGGCCGGCGACGTCGATGTGATCGAGATGGCCGCGCGCGGCATCGATCTGGCGAAGGCCGGCAAGCGCTTCAGCAAATCCACCAAGGAGGCGCTTGGCGCGATCCACAAGGCAGCGCAGGAAGCCTGCGACCACCTCAACAAGCTCGGCTATGCCGATGCTGACGAGGATGATGAAAAGGACGACGACGCCGACAAGGCAGCCAAGGGCGACGATCTGAAGAAGGTCAGCGCAGCCCACGACGATCTGCTGAAAGCCTGCGCGGCGGTTGGCTGCAAGGAAGGCGAAATCGCCGCCGACTTCGTCAAGGCCCTGGCCGTCCAGCGCGACACCCTGACCAAGCGCGTTGCCGAACTGGAAGCCATGCCCGCCCCGGGCAAGGCACTGCTGAAGGCCATCGCGAAAGCAGCCGACTCCGGCGAAACCGTCAATGACAACGCTACCAAGGTCGATCCCGTGACCGACCACAAGGGCGAGGTCAATGAAGTAGCAACCCTGATCAAGTCCATCCACTCCGGCAAAGCAGCGTAAGCCGGCCCCATCAACCAAGCCATTCGCCGCCTTCGGGCGGTTTTTTGTTTCAACTCCATCAAATAAGGATCACTACCATGCAAAAATCCAGCATCACGCGAGCCATTGTTCTCGCAGTCGGCGCCCTGGCTGTCGGCCTTGCCCATGCAGCCGGGTTCGATGTCGTCCATCTGGTTTCCTCGTCCCACGATTCGCTGGCAACAATGATCGGCTTCGGCATGCTCGGCACCGTTGGCAGCAATACCACCGCAGAAACTCTGGCCCTTTTGAAAGTAGCCCAATCCTCGCCGGACGACATCATCAAGTCGTTCGTCCAGCCGGGTAATGCAACCTCGGGCCTGCAGGCCTACAACCTCGAAGGGCCGTCGAAGAAGCTCTACCCGGTCATGACCCCGCTGCGCAACTCCATCGCCCGTATCGGCGGCGGCTACGCGACGCAGGCCAACTGGAAGGCGATCACCAACATCAACGTCGGCAACATGCGCGGCGGCGTCGCCGAAGGCAAGCGCGGCGGCGTGATCACCCACGCCCAGGCCGAGTACTTCGCCGCCTTCCGTGGCTTCGGTCTGGAAAACAACGTGACCTTCGAAGCCAACTACGCATCGAAGAACTACGAGGACGTGAAGGCCCTAGCCGTCATGCAGACCCTCGAAGCCACGATGATTCAGGAAGAGCGCCTGATCCTCGGCGGCAACACCTCCGTCAGCATGGGTACGACCCCGACCCCGACGCTGGCTGGCTCCACCACTGGCGGCACCCTGTCTGCCGCAACGTGGTCCGTCATCTGCGTGGCTCTCGGCCTGCAGGCTTACCTCGACGTCGTCGGCGTGAACAACGGCTCCACCGGCCAGTACTTCGACGCCTCCACCGCTGTCGTCCCGTGCCAGATCACCCGCACCAACGCTGACGGCACCTCCGACACCTTCGGCGGCGGCTCTGCCCAGAAGTCGGCCAGCGCCACCGTGGCAACGACCGGCTCCACCGGCTCGATTTCCGCGACCGTCGCTCCGGTTGCCGGCGCTGTCGGTTATGCCTGGTTCGTTGGCCCGGCCGGTTCCGAGCGCCTGAACGCTGTCACCTCCATCAACTCGACGGTCATCACCGCCGCGTCGAACGGTGCCGCGCAACTGGCCTCCACGCTGGCAGCTTCCGACAACTCCACTTCCGCGCTGGACTTCGACGGCCTGCTGTATCAAGCCATCAAGTCGGGCAGCGGTGCCTACGTGGTTCAGCAGCCGACCGGCACCGCCGGCCAAGGCACGCCGCTGACCTCTGACGGCGCTGGCGGCATCGTGGAATTCGAGCAGGCGTTCGTGTACTTCTACAACCGCTACCGCCTGTCGCCGACCAAGATTTACGTGTCGGCACAGGAACTGATCAACATCACCAAGAAGGTGATCGCGAACGGTGGCGCCCCGCTGTTGAAGCTGAACGCCAACATCAACGCCCAGACCAACGCCATCGCGGCCGGTATCGTGGTCGGTTCCTACTGGAACAAGGTCACTGGTCAGGAAGTGCCTATCGTCGTGCATCCCAACATGCCGGCCGGTACGGTCTTCTTCTACACCGAGCGCCTGCCTTACCCGCTGGCCAACGTGTCGAACGTCGCCCAGATGCTGCTGCGTCAGGACTACTACCAACTGGAGTGGCCGCTGCGCACCCGCAAGTACGAGTACGGCGTCTATGCCGACGGCGTCCTGCAGCACTACGCGCCGTTCTCCATGGGCGTCATCAGCAACATCGCCAACGGCTGATCGCTACGGCGCTGTGCAAGGGGGGGCTTCGGCCTCCCCTTTTTCCTTTCTGACAGGAGATTCAAACCATGAAGTACCAAGCCCCTGAAGGTTGCACCGGCATTTCTGTCGGCGGCGAACAGTTCAACGTCGACAACAAAGGCCAGATCGAAGTGCCGGAAAACGGCGACTACCATTCCTTGCTGGCCCCGCACGGCTTCAAGCAGGTCGCCCTGACGGCCGAGGACATCGCCGCCACCACCAAGGCTGCCGAAGCTGCCGCCAAGGCCGAAGCGAAGGCACAGGCCAAGGCCGCTGCTGCTGAAGCCGAAGCTGCCGCCAAGGCCGCCGCTGGCACCACCGAGTAAGAACCATGGCCGACCTGACCACACTGGAAAACACCAAGGCGTGGCTCGGAATCCAGACGACGGACGATGACGCGCTGCTGACTCGCCTGATTGCCTCGGCGTCTGAATTTATCCAGACCTGGCTGAATCGCTCCTTCGCCTCTCAGGCTTACAACGAGGTACGCGACGGAACGGGCGGCTGCCGGATGGTTTTCGCCGATTACCCGGTGACCAGCGTCCAGGGCGTCGTGGTCGACGGTCGGCCAATTCCAGCCAGTACGGATTTCGGGACGCCGGGCTACCGCTTCGACGCGAACCGGATAATCCTGACCGGCTACGTTTTCAGCCGAGGCATCGGCAACGTGCAGCTTGCCTACACGGGCGGCTTCATCGAGACGCCGAAGGAAATCGAGCAGGCCTGCATCGAGCTTGTCTCGCTGCGCTTCAAGGAGCGCGACCGCATCGGCCACATGTCCAAGAGCCTCGCGGGCGAAACCGTGTCGTTCGTCGTCAAGGACATGCCCGACTCGGTCCAGACGATCCTGAACAATTACCGGAAGGTGGTGCCGCTGTGATCCCCGCCGGCACTGTCGTCGGCGACAAGGAAATCGCCCGGCGCTTCCGGGCGCTGCCCGACGGGATCAGATCGCGCGTCACCGAATCAATCGGGCGCCTGATCCTCAAGCTGCAGCGCAAGGTCATGCAGGAGAAGCTGTCCGGCCAGGTGCTGAAGGTTCGCACCGGCACGCTGCGGCGCTCCATCGACCAGCGCCTGGTGACGGATAACGGCGCCGTGACCGGCGTCGTCAGCACCAACGTCAAGTACGGCAAGAAGCACGAGTACGGCAGCACCGAGACGGTCACCGTCAAGGAGCATGTCCGACTGGTGAGGCAGGCGTGGGGCAAGCAACTGAAGCACCCGGTCTGGGCGACGGTGAAGGCGCACGCCATGAAGCAGAACATCAAGGAGCGCTCTTTCCTGCGCTCTGCCCTGGACGACATGAAGCCTGAAATTCTGGCCGAATTGGACAGGGCCGTTGCGGAAGGAATCAGAAGATGAACCGGGAAGCGATTTATCAGGCCCTGTACGACAAGTTGGCGGCAGTGCCGGGCATCAAGACCAAGGGGCGCAAGCTCAAGCACTGGAGCGACGTGCCGGCCAGCCAGCAGCCGGCGCTCTTTCAGGCCCAGAAAAACGAGCTTGCACACCGGCAGCAGGGCGTCGGAACGGTCTGGACGCTAACGGTCGATGTGTACATTTATACCAGCAGCACCGGCAGCGACTTTCCGTCCACGCAGTTGAACAACATCGCCGACGCCATCGAGGCCGCGCTGCAGCCGGACAACCCTGTCCGCAACACTAACACCCTCGGCGGCCTTGTACAGCATTGCCGCATTGAGGGCGCCATCGAAACCGACGAAGGGACGCTGGGCGACCAGGCCGTGGCAATCATCCCGATAGTCATCACCGCAACCTGACGCACCAACCACCCCACCGAACCCGCCTTGTGCGGGTTTTTATTTTCCAGGAGATCCATCATGCAACTCGCTTTTGGCGCTGGCGACCTCTTCGCCGTCCCGCTTTACGATGCCCAGGGCAACGCAATCAGCAACCCGACCCCGATTCGCATCGGCGCAATGCAGGAAATGTCCCTCGACTTCTCGGGTGACCTCAAGGAACTGTACGGCAGCAAGCAGTTTGCCTTGACCGTCGCGCGTGGCAAGGTCAAGACCACCGGCAAATTCAAGGGCGCCCAGATTCACGGCGCGGCCCTCAATTCGCTGTTCTTTGGTACCGGCGTCACCGCTGGCACGATGCAGGCGATCAACACCGACGACGTCGGCACTGTCATCCCGGCGACCCCCTTCACCATCACCGTGACCCCGCCGTCCTCCGGCACCTTCATCGACGACATGGGCGTGCTGGATTCCAACGCTGTCCCGATGACCCGTGTTGCCAGCGCCCCGGCCACTGGCCAGTACAGCGTCGCGGCCGGTGTCTATACCTTCGCCGCTGCCGATACCGGCAAGAAGGTCTATATCTCCTACCGCTACAGCTACGCGGCCGCTGGAGCAAAGCGCATCACCATGACCAACGTGGCGATGGGGCAGGCCCCGGCCCTGAAGGTGTTCATGCAGACCACCTATCAGGCGAAACGCTCCCTGGTAATTCTGGAGTCGGTTGTCTCGACCAAGCTCCAGCTGCTCTCTACGAAGCTGGACGATTTCAACATCCCGTCGTTCGACTTTTCGGCCAATGCTGACGCCAGTGGGACCACGCTCGGCGACATCTACGTGCAGGAGTAACCGGGCATGGCAATCGTGAAACATAAGGGGATCGCCGTTGTGATGGGCGGTATTAAATACATCGTCCCACCTCTCGCGCTCGGTGCTCTTGAGCAATTGCAAGACCGGGTCAGCAAGTTCAATGGCGACATTGGAGATGCCAAACAGGTGGCGACGGTTATTGACGCTGCCCATTCGGCACTCAAGCGGAACTACCCGGAAACCACCCGCGAAGACGTGGCCGACATGCTCGATGTTGGCAACATGGCCGAGGTCTTTGAGGCGGTCATGGATGTTTCCGGGCTTAAGCGAAAGGCCATTGAAGCGGGGGAAGCTCAAGAGCCTGTGAAGTAATCGACTGGCCGGCGCTGTACGCCCACGTCGTCGCCTGTACGGGATGGACGTGGGACTACATCGCAGAGCACGTCGACCTTCCCAGGCTCAATGCTCTGAACTTGTACTGGTCGGATAACCCGCCATTGCATCGCATGGTTGCCGCCTATCTCGGCTTCGAGCCGACAGGCATGTCGACCACTGACGCCGGGTCGCTTGAACAGGCCGCCGAGTTCATCCCAGTCAACACCCTGACCAAGACTGAATTTGACGATCTGCTACGCCAGCACGGTTTGCCAACGAGGGAATAAATCATGGGAATGCCACAAGAAAACGAAATTGACGTCCGCATCACGGCAGATACATCGCCTCTTAAGCCAAGCATGGAAGAGGCTGCAAATGATGTCGAACGTTCATCTGAGCGAATGCGCGCATCCGTCGCCGGTCTAAAAAACGTTGTCGGTGGGCACATGACGACAATGAGCGAATCTGTCAAAGCGGCGAACGACGGAATTGCTGGCAGTTTTTCATCATTGACCAGCGTTTTCGGCAAGGTGAATGTAATGCTGGCCGGCATGGCAGCTGTACTGGCCGGAGGCGCTGTTTTTAAGGCTGGCGTAGACGAGAGCAAGAAACTCACAGGTGAAGCCAACGGACTTGCCAAGGCGCTCGGCATCAGCACGACCGAAGCCAGCGCACTCAACGTTGCCCTCGGTGACATTTATTCCAGTTCAGAAACATTCATCGGCGCGTCGCAGCAACTGAGCCGCCAGTTGCGCACCAACGAGGACGGCCTGAACGCCATGGGCCTCAAGACACGGGATGCCAACGGCGAGTACCGGAACATGAAAGATCTGATGATGGATGGCATCAAGGTCTTGAACGGCTACAAGGAAGGCACCGACCGCACGCTGGCAGCGCAGGCCATGTTCGGTAAGGGCGGGGCAGAGGTCATGTCCATGCTCAAGCTGAACAACGAGGTGATCGACGCTGCCAAGCAGAAGCAGGAAGAACTCGGCCTGATTGTTGGCGTCGAGAACGTTGCGGCTGCCAAGGCATACAAGGCCGCGATGAACGACGTCGACGATGTCATGAGTGCCATCAGAAAAGCCATCGGCGACGCGGTCATGCCGGTGCTGACCAAGCTTGGAGAATGGTTCTCGAGCATTGGACCGGCTGCCGTGACCGTCATCAAGGGAGCAGTCGGCGGCCTGATCGCTACGTTCTGGGCGCTGAAGAATGGCGTCACTGTGGTGTGGGAAACAATCAACGCCATGGTTGTCACCGTGGCCGAGCCGATTCGCGCGCTGGCCGCAGCGATTGCCAAGGCGGTGACCGGCGACTTTTCCGGGGCGGCAAACGAGATCAAGGGAGTCGGCGGGGTTATCTCCGGTGCCTGGTCGCAGTCGCTCGACGAAATGCTCAAGTCGTCGGAAGAGACCATCGAGAAAATCACCAACCTCTTCAGCCGACCGACTGATACCGCGCCGAAGGAAGCGAAGGGAAAGAGCTTTGTCGATCCGAATCAAAAGGAGAAAAAAGCCGCTGCGACGAAGTCCATGATGCCGGCGTGGGAGGCTGATCTAGCCAAACTGAAGGCCAAGTACATGCTCGAACATGACATGTACGAAATGTCGCTTGAGGACGAAAAGAAATACTGGGACGACAAGTTGGCAACGCTCGACAAGGGCGACAAAGAGTACGGCGCGGTGATGAAGAAGTCCGCCGACATGCAGCTTCAAATCCTGAAGAAAAAAGCCCAGGAAGGCCGAGCGCTGGCACAGGAAGAGGTCGAGGAATGGAAGCGCTCGGCATCCAACGCTATCGACATCCAGCAGCAGGAAGCGGAGGAATCACTTGCACTCGGGCTGATCAACAAAGAGCAGAAGCTCCAATTTGACCGCCAGTTTGAGCAGGCGCGGTATGAGATTGCACGGCAAGCTGTTGAGCAACGGATGCAACTCCTTGCCAAAGATCCGAACATGAACCCGGTCGAGTACCAGAAGTTGAAAAACCAGCTACTCGAAATCGACCGGAAACACGAACTGGACAAGCGGAAGATCGAGACGCAGCTCAGGGTTGAAGAAAACGATCCTTGGAAACGCATCTCGAACAGCATGGAATCGTCGTTCGGCCAGACAGTCAGCGGCATGATCCTGAAGGCTCAGACGCTACGGCAAGCAGTTGGAAATATTTTTAGGACGCTGCTGACCGAATCGGTAAATGTTTGTGCGCAGATGACGGCGAAATGGCTGGTGATGGAAACCACCAAGACTGCAGCTACCACAAGCGCAACGGCGGCGCGGGTTTTAGCCGAGAAGGCAGGCGCTGGCGAATCTCTGCTCATACAGGCCGGCTCTGCGATCAAGGCGATCATGGTTGATGCCTACGAGGCAATGGCCGGGGCATTCAAGGCTTTGGTTGGCATTCCGGTCATCGGCCCGGCAATCGCGCCGGCTGCTGCCGGAACGGCATTTGCCACCGTTGCCGGGTACGCGTCGAGCATCCCATCTGCCGAGGGCGGATGGGATATTCCAGCAGGCGCCACCGGCCTGATGCGCTACCACGAGCGGGAAATGATGCTGCCGGCCAAGCATGCGGACACCATCCGTGAGCTTGGTGAAAAAGGCGTCAGCGGCGGTGGGGTGAACGTGACCATTCACGCCATGGACGCTAGTAGCGTCCGTGATTTTTTCCGCAAGAACAGTCACACGCTGGCCCCTGGTCTGCGCCAGATGGCGCGCAACTTCACACCCTCTAAGGCTTAAACATGGGCAATGCCGTTTATCCAGTCCTCCCCGGGCTGGCGCTTCCTGTTGGCCGCAAACCGTCATTCAAGACGCAGGCGCAGCGCTCGGTTTCGGGACGGGAACTGCGCGCCACCATGCAGCAATATCCGCTGGTGACGTTCTCTCTGAATTACGAGTTTTTGCGCGATACAGCGGTAACGCCCGAGGTGGATACTCTGATCGGCTTCTTCATGGCACGTCGGGCGAGTTTCGATAGTTTCCTGTTCAGCGACCCGGAT